TGCGCGAATTATTTCTTATAAAAAATTTTCGTGGCGAACCACTACTAAAAACTAAGAAATAATTTTTACACATATTTTATAATATGTTATAATGGCTCACCTTATTTAAATAAGAAATGCTAAAGATTCTAAGCACCCCATGTCCGCCCATGGGTTATATGTTTTATAACTAAAACACAAAAAAAGATGACACGATCTCAATGCCGTGTATTCCCTAGGTGTTATAACACCTAACAAATTGAATCTTTTAAAAAAGTTTGTTACATTATTAACTCTCCAATAAATTGGTAATAAAGGCTTTTTTACTTGAAAAAGCAAAGCGTAAAGTTTTATAAGAGACTTTAAAACTCTAATACTCTCTATGAGTGTGGAGAGTTTTCGTAAACGTACAACATAGGTACGCATACAAATTCGATTAACTGAAAATCTGGTCCTGTAGCATGATGTAAAAATCCAAAACTAGTATCAGCTTGTGTTGATGTACACATAGCTTGTAACCTATAAGTTAACCAATTGTTATCCATTGTTGTAAACGCTATTGACTCAAAAGGATTTGTTGTAGTAAACTTATATTTAGAATAAAAAGGAAGACTAAAATTCAAAACCGATTGCGTTTTAGTGCTAACAAATGTAGCTCCTGATAATGTATCAGAAAGATTCTTAAATGAATCTGCTGTTGTTGTTATCGAAGTTACTGAATTAGCAATATAGCTTGGATTATTTTTAATATTACGCGCTGCAGTGAGTGTGTGAACTTGTGTATATACACCAGGCACCACTACATACATATAATGATGTGCACCTCGCCATCCTACAAAACAAGGACTTATGAATGAAAATACATCCATAAAACCAACTTGAAAGGAAAAGGACGTTCCTGTATCAATAATACCCTTAGCAGAACTTAGAGCATGATCAGAATATCCAGGTTGAGGTGGTACATTGCTTAAATATGTATTTGTATAAAAAATGCCTGATCCACTAGATGATATAGATAATGGTGTAACACACGTAAGTCTATGAGCATACTGCCTTAGGCTTAGTATTCTTTCACCAAAATATATGCTATAAATATCAAATTGTGTATCATCTTTTAATGAAATTTTTGTAGATGTCTCAAGTTCCTCCTCTTCACCCTGAGGTATAAAGAAAGAATACATAGCACCACCATCATTCATACCACGTGAAACTGGCGAAGCAAATTCCATATTTTCTGAACGAACTGATACTAATATATTAACGGTACTACTCGCAAGAGGTGCTGACAATGTTGTTAAACATCTGACTGTTAAACAACCATTAGTCACACCTTCCTGATGATTAAATGTTGGAGTACTAGAAGTAGACCAAAGAATATTACTACTAGTCATATTTCGAGTATTACAAAAAGCCATTGATGCCATGTACGGCACAACAAACTCTACCTCCTGCTTTTCTGCTATATCAATTATTTCAGTATAAACAACATTTGTGGTTGCACTAACTACATAAATATTTGCGCCTGAATAACCTTGAGGGTCAAAAGATATTCGCAATCTACCTTTATGAAATGGTGAGGCTATTATTTTAAAAGTATAAATCAAGTCTCCTCTCCAATAATTAAATAATTGTGATAAATAAGCTAAAGGTGTAGCATAAACTGTACCATACGTTCCTTGATCTGCATAAGCAAATAAACCAGGTGCTACAGCTGTGGAAAACAATATAGTATCAACATTGGTACTTGTGCTCCACGATGCTGTCGCAATATATGAATCAATTTTTGCAATATTTGCAATTATCATCATATCATCTGAGTTACATCCACATTGTGTAGCATCTACAGATAATTCATTCTTAACATCAAGAGATAGTTTATCAACTGGAAATTGTACATCAGGAGTAGCTAATGGAGGATTTGATCTAACTTGTACAGCATTTTGAGGTGCTATAATAGGTACATTCGACCATCCAAAAATATGTGCTATTGAAGATACAGCTGAGGCTCCTATTTGTGTAGCTATAGCAAAGGGTTTAATGAACGAAAATTTCGATAAAGTACCAGCTACACTAGCTACTGTTGAAGCTATTTTAGAAACTGGTCCTTCGACATATTCATCACCACCTTGCATAGATAAACCCACTGAGGGTCCTGATAATTCAACATCTTCTGCCCATGCAAAAACTTGTATGGAACACCCAGTACCCGAAGCGCCATTAGCACTCGCTAGAGCAACATATGGCGTATGGTACATTCTACCCATACCAGTAAACTCGGCTAAGTTTTGAATACGAAGCCAATCTTTGTGATAAACAAATGGCAGAACCATCTCCGCACCTTGACATGAAGACGGATAAATCCAAACTCCTTTCATTTGCGAATATGGTATAAGGTGATAAAGAGTAACATCATTTATTATATTATTCGGTGTAATACTGTGTAATGGTCGATATGCATATCTAAATGCACCATAATAAAATGGTGAAGCATTTATAATAAATTTTAAATGTAGTTTGCATCTTATATACGAATAATTATTTAGTTTATACTTAATATATGTCTCATTGAAATATCTTTCCCACGGGTGAAAATAATTCGGAGTACCAACTGGATCCGTTGTTAACCAGTTATAGGTTTCTATACGAATAGGTCTACGAAAAAACTCCCCAAGGTCCACATTTGGTGTGAGACCATACTTTTCAGCCGAATAGAATGGATATCTACTCGGAATAATCAAATTGTCTCCATTATCAATAAATGTTACATTTTGCGATTCAACGATCTGATTGTGATCAGATCCTAAAATATTTGTTTCTTCTGTATTTGTTTCGGTAGGCTTAAATAAAAGTGGGTACACTGCCTAATGTACACACAGTTTTAGTTCTTTTTGGTATCAACCTAACCTTATCTAAAGAGATATTTTGTGGAACACACTGGTAGATAAACAAGATAAAATCCATTCTCACTATAATATTGAACTAAAATATTACAATGCAGTAACTATCTTATCTCGGGAAATATGGTTTTAAGGATATCTTCCACAACCCAGTTTGAAGGTCATCGACCTTCGATGTGATATACAAAATACTCACCATGCCTCCATGCTATGACTGCTTTTCTCCCATGAGGGGATGTAACAACAGACATAAATGGATTATTTGCATTTTGATGACGATGACACCTAAATGGTGAGTTTGCACCTATACAAATAGCACAGTGATATGTAGTATAACAATCTATACATACATATTCTAATCTCTGATCACTATAAAAAAATGCATGAAAAGGGGATCCACACCTACAATGTGGTATGCACGTCCTAACACGCATGAGTACACAACACATATACATGTCACATACTGCACAACATACGCTTGAAGCGCATGACATACAATAGTGACATTTTTTAGGTTGGTATCCCCGTCTCCATACCTTACAGTCCATTTGATCGCATCTACTACAAGGAACATAATGTCGAGCATACAAAATTATATTCTCTATTATTTCTTCTGGTAAACCTTGCGGTTCAGCATTAGAAAGAACAACACGTTGTTTAAACTCAAAACATAGCTGCTCCCATGTTGGGAACGTACTATCTTCGACAAAGTCCTGCAAAGACGCTTCTTCTACAATTCGTTTCAACATATTTGATTTCTCCTGAAATATGGTAGATCCATAATAAAAATACTCACGGACAACACTTGATATAATACCAATACACTGTAATTCCTCAGATATAACATCAGATCG